AGAAAAATAGAGATCTTATTGAATCGGAAGCTGTAAAGAGGGGAAAGAAGGATTCTGGGAACGGTTACTTCATCTACCCTGGTATGTCTCTTGTCATACCATGAAAGGAGAAAATATGAATGATGTAGTCAGAGTCGGGAAAATTTCTTCTGTGAATCAGGAAAATGGAATGGTCAGAGTTTATTATCCGGACAGAGACAGTACGACTTCAGAACTGGGAATGTTTTATTTTCTGGGAGAGTACAAACCTCCGAGAGTAAATGATCAGGTAATTGTTCTTCATCTGTCTAATGATACCAGTTCAGGCGTTGTATTGGGCGGATTCTGGAATGAAGTCAGAAAGGCTCCCAGGGAAATGACCTATAAAAAGGAGATGGACAGTAACAGTTATGAATCTCTTCAAAATGGAACATTTACATTGCATTCCCAGGAAATCAGTCTGGAAGGAGAAAAAGGAGCAATAAGTCTTACTGAAATTCTGGATTTGAAAGCCAGACTGGAAAGATTGGAAAGGAGTCTGTCGCAATGATTGGTATATTAGGAAGTCTGCGTTTTAAAGTCAATGATAATCGGGTATTTACTTTTCAGAATTTAAAGAGAGAAATATCAGCGTCATGGAGTACCATGGAACGGATTGGACAGAAGCCTCTTAGTGAATTCAATGGGCCTGACCTGCAGACCGTAACTTTTGATATAACATTGGATGCGTCTTTGGGTGTGAAACCAAGGTATCTTTTAGGAGTACTGGAGCGAATGGTTGAGACAGGGGAAGTAAATACACTAGTAATTGGCAAAAAAAAAGTCGGAAAAAACAAATGGGTTATTACTAAAAGTTCGGAAGCCTGGGAGGTTGTATTAAGAGGCGGAGAATTGTACCGAGCCAGCGTTTCTTTGACTTTACAGGAATATTTGTGAGGTAGGTAAATGGTAAATTACGAATTATCAATAACTGGTTTGTCCGGCAGGATGGAAGAGGAATTGAAGAGAAACTTAAAAGCGCTATTGGGAACAAGAGCTGGATCCCAGCCGGCTGACAGAGATTTTGGAATTTCATGGGGGTGTCTCGATGAGGTCCCGGAAGCGGCAGAAAGCCTGTTTTTTCTGGAGGTAACCAGTAAAGTGGAAAAATATGAACCAAGAGTATCTATAAAAGATATCACATTTGAGAATAAAGAGGGGACTATTATTCCACACATATATTTTGCAGGAAAGGAGGAAATATAATGGAAAGCAGATTTTCTGATTACCCAGAGGTCAGTTTTATAGAAAATACAAGTTTCTCCGACTTACAGGAAAGATTGATCCATGATTATGAAGAGAAGTACAGAGAGTTAACCGGTGAAGATGTTTCATTAGGACTGGCCGACCCTTATCGTCTCATTCTGTATTCCTGCGCAGTTGCAATATATCAGGGGTATCAATATGAGGACAAGGCAGGAAAAATGGGATTGCTGAAATACAGCACAGGTGAATTCCTGGACAATCTGGCAGCATTTAAAAAAGTAAAAAGAAATGAAGCGGCTCCCGCGCGTACGGTGATACGGTTTACGCTGGCGGATAAAGTTGAACGGGCGGTAGTCATACCAAAAGGAACCAGAGTGAAAGGTCCTGATTTATATTTTACAACAACAAAGAAAAGTGAAATAAAGTCAGGGCAGTTATATACAGATATAGCAGCTGAGTGTGAACAAAGCGGAACGATAGGAAACGGTTATCTGCCAGGAGAAATTAAATGGTTAACGGATTTGCTGCCTTATACAATGAAAGTTTCAAATATTGTGACGACCAGTGGTGGTGCAGACAGGGAAAATGATGAAGAACTGGCAGAGAGAATTTATTTATCTCCAGTCAGCTATTCCACTGCCGGTCCGGAGCGCGCGTACGAATATTGGGTTAAAACATTTAGCCCTGCAATTGGAGAATGCCGTATTACTTCAGAATCTCCGGGGGAGGTGGATATCTATGTTACCATGGCAGATGGTACGATTCCTGACGATGTTTTTTTAAAGAATTTGGAGACATATTTATCAGATAGCAATATCAGACCCTTAACAGATCATGTAGTTGTAAAGAAACCTGAGGAAATAAAATATAATATTGAGCTGATTTATTATATCCGTAATGAAGACAGAGACAGGGAAGAAACCATGAAGGAGGCTGTTTCAACAGCCTGCAATAATTACATAACGTGGCAGAAAAAGGTAGGGAGAGATATTAACCCCGCACAGCTTCTATATCACATAATGGGTACAGGAATAAAAATGGCGGATATTGTAAAACCAGTATTTACGGAAGTACCTGATTCCGCTCTGGCAGTACCGGATAAAATCACTTTGACTTACGGAGGAAGACGGGATGATTGATTTTTATCATGGTGAAATCAATGACATTATGCCGTACAATCTGATTACTCCTGAGACGAAAGCGGTCAGTTATGCCGTGAGCCAGGCGATGAAAAAATTACAGGAGTATTCTCAGGCAAGCCATTTATATGGAGAAATTAAAAAAGTACCGGAGGCAGTTTTAGATCTACTGGCATTGGAACTTAATACTCAGTATTATGAACAGACGATGCCAAGGACTTTAAAAGAAGAGCTGATTGTACAGACAACCGCCTGGTATATGAGATCAGGAACTCCTGGAGTGCTCAAGGAATTTTTGAGTGCGGTGCTTGATGGAGGAGAAATTAAGGAATGGTATCAGTATGATGGAGCTCCTTTTCATTTTAAAGCAGTGGTTCAGGTAGGGGAACACGAGATTCTGCCTGGATATGGGTCAGAGATAAAGAGGCAGATAGAGTTATATAAAAATGCCAGATCGTGGCTTGAATATGTAGAATTTATAATAAAATCTATTGTTACATGTGGAATTAGTTATGACAATGCGATCCGGTTTCGTAACCGCTTTTATCCTCGGGTAAATACTCCTTATTTAAGTCTGGATGGGTTTTGGAAACTGTCTGATAAGAAACTAAGCGGATATGATAGTGATGAAAGAATTGATTTTTATCCTGTTGTACAAAAATTCCAAGTTAGAGTTTCGAAGGATATATTACTAGACGGAAAAATGAGGTTTATGAATACGGTTCCAGTAGATCGATCCAGAGATGAACGCTTTCGTCTGATTGAGTTTCTGAAAGTTAGATCTGAGGGGAAAAATGCACTTAGAATAAAACATGAAGTTAAAAGTGAAATAAAAGCAGGAAATATCAGGGTTACTACATTAAATGAATTATCTTCAGAATGGAGTCTTGATAATTCCAGATCATTAAACGGAGGACTAACCGTTCTATAGAAAGGATAATAAAAATGGCAGATATTACAAATGGAGTTATCACACTAACTGGAAGGAAAAAATTTTGTAAAGCACATGCTGGAGATATGACACTTCCAATAATTACTCATATGGCCTGGGGCGATGGAGGCGTAGAAGAGAATGGAAAGCCCAAAACAGCTTCCGGAAATGAGATTGGTCTTTATCATGAATTGATGAAGAAGGAAATCGAAACTCATGTTTATGCCGATGAGACGGAAACAATCTGCCGCTATACGGCTACTCTTAACAAAGGAGAACTGACCGGAAGTGAGATATCAGAAATGGGATTGTTTGATGCAGAAGGAGATTTAATTGCATACCGAACCTTCATGCGAAAAGGGAAAGATGCAGACATTCCTCAGATTTATGATATGGATGAAATATTTTAAGGAGGTTTAATAATGGCATTTTGTGATGTAAAGAATCCGCTGGAATTTACGGCTGAAATTCGTAAATGGGACAGGGATACGCTGGCAGATGGCCAGGAGATGGCGGTTGAAATTGAGCAGCTTTTTAATAATACTTTTTATAATAAGATGGTTCAGGAGCAGCATGAACAGTTAATAGAAGTAAGTATTCCGGCTTCTGGCTGGAGCGATACAGCACCTTATAGTCAAAGAGTTGCGGTGGCAGGACTGAAAGCAACTGACAATCCGGTATTAAGCCCTTGTACACCTAAAAATCTGGCTGCTACAGCTGTAAAGCTTCGGAGAAAAATGACTGGGATGATAACTGACGGTCAGACAGAAGAAGGGTATGTAACGTTCTTTTGCGGAGAAAAGAAGCCAACAGAAGATTTTAGTATATATCTGAAAGGAGTGAGTGCTAATGGGTAAAGTAAGTATTTCAGGGGCCGGAGGTGTTGGTGCTGGATCTGATGAGTGTACTGCTACCAAAGCCGAATTACTAAAAGGATATACTGCTATTACAGGTGATTCTGATGATGAAGTGGTGGGCGGAACCTTGGAGCTTATAGGAGATGCAGCCGACAGTCAGGTGCTAATCGGAAAAACATATTACAATAAAGATGCAAAAGTGATGAGAACAGGGACTATGCCGAACAGAGGTGCTGTTTCAACTATGTTAAATGCAGGAGATAATTATATTGTTCCTTCCGGCTATCATAATGGAACCGGAAAAATAGCAGTTAATAGTTTAGCAAGTCAGACACCTGCAACAGCATCTGCTAATAAAATTGTTTCAGGGTATTCAGCCTATGTAAATGGTGTAAAGATTGATGGAACATTAACTATACAAAGTGTAGTGTCTTTTAGTTTGGCCCAGTATGCAACTCAGCAAATAATTGCGTCCTGGGCACGCCCAAATATTGGCCCTTGGTCTGGACTTAGGGTTGTATGTAAGCTAGGTTCTTACCCAGCAAATGCCGATGACGGTACAATATTTTATGATGGATCTGGTACATATGGTCTCCAAACTCTTGCGGTTGGTACTTGGTACTTCAGATCATGGAATTACATAACTACCAATCTCGGTCGGGAGTACGGAGGATACGTACAGGGAATTATCAATAATAGTGCTATTACTGGTTCACAAACATTCACTGCTTCCGGAGTATTTACGGTACCAGCTAGTGTGCGGTCTGTTAATGTATTTGCTGTCGGGGGTGGAGCTAGTAGTGCTTACGATGGCGGTGGTGGTGGAAGAACTAAAACATGGTGGAATATTCCGGTATCACCTGGTCAGCAGATAACGGTTATTGTTGGTAGCGGTGGTTTTGGATTTGGTCCTGGTGGTACTAGTTCTTTCGGAACTTACTCTATTCCTGGGGGGAGTGGTTCTGCTGGGGGATCTGGAGGAGGAAATTGCGGTCGGTCGTACAGTAGTGGTAGGACATATGGCAGCGGTGGGCGAGGGGGAACGAATGGTGGAGGTGGTGAAAATACTGAAACTGGCTATTATGATAGAGGAAATGGACAAGGATATACAACAAAACCATTTGATGATCCTAATGGGACACCTTATGCTGGTGGTGGTGGTGGAACTATAGGAAAGCGATCTGGAAATTGGCGAAGTGGAAATTATGGCGGCGATGGAGGTTATGCTGGTGGGGGGAATGGCAACAGCGAATCACCATATAATCAATATGGATCACATACTGCTGG